CTTCTGGTCCAAAAAGCCCATTCGTATATGTGTCTGTTGTTTTGTTCTGTAATTGTTGTACCTGTTCTTTTAGCTCTTGCAGCTCTTTTCGTTCTACAAAAGCCTGTTTTGCTTGATCAGCAATTGTAAATGCTTTTGTGGAGCGGTCGATAGCAACATCAACTTTACCCGAAATCAAACTTACAATCCGTGTAAGTTCTTCAAGCTCCGCTTTTGTTGAGGCTAATTGAGCATCGTTTCCACCTATATTCGCCATCTGTGCATTTACATTTGCAACAAGTGCATCTAATTCTGCTTTTGATTTTTCAGATAATTCTCCTTGATTTTTAGCATGCCCGATGACGCACTTTGATAACTTATCAATATTTTCTTGAAGGACACTTATGGCATCTACCTTTTTAGTAAGAATTGCAATTTCTTGAGGGAGAGCCCCTTGTTTCGACATAGCGTATGCAGTGCAAGTTTTGAGTTTCATCAAGTATTCTTCGTTTTCTTTTCTATGGCCAGCAAGTTTAGCGATGAGACCGGTGGTGCAGGTTTTGACACGCGCGACGGTTGTTGCCATTTCGGCCTCGTCGCGTTTGATTTTCATCATAATTCCTTTTGCGCAATCTGTGAGTTGCTTGAGCTTTAAGCTATCGGCTTGGCCTTTGATTTCTTTAATTGTTTTGCATAAAAGTTGCGTCTTTGCCTTCAACTCGTCATCATGTAGCATTTTGTTTGTTTTCAGAAAACGGAGAGTGCATTCTTGGAGTGTTTTGATATCCTTTTTCGACACGGATGTTACGTTGTCAATGATGGCAGAAATCATAGTATGGAGCCCATTTGCTATGTTACCACCACCTTTGATCTCAAAATCAAAATCTTCTCTAGAAATAATGTCTCTCAAAAACTCTTTCACTGCCTCCGGACTTATTTGGGCAGTTAATTGAGCGGCGGCGGCCTTGATGGCGTCTTTTCGGGCATTTGTGCTCGCCTCATCCATGTAGTACTTTTTTAGCGCTTTCATGAACTCTTCATATGCAGACGGGTTTGAACGTATTTGCTCAAAAGCTTTTACGCGCTCGGGAAATACAAGCTCAGCAAAGCTATTCAAATAGTCATCGGGAAGGTCAGACAATGCATCTGTGTTTGCACTACCGTCTTTTGTGTTGGTAGGCGGCACTACTGGTTGCCCATCGGGCCCCACTTTAGGATCTTGTAATTGAGCTACAAATGCATCAATTGTACCTTTGAAGCCACCCATAGTAAGTGTTTTTGCCAAGGCGCCTAATTTGGAACTGAACTCTTTGATTATGCAAAGGCATTTTGTGCTGACACCACTCGTTTCAGGGTCAAATTTGTGTAATATAATACAAACCAAATCCAATAAATAGGCGTCTTGTTCAATGTCTTCCTTTGCACGATTGAATTCACCGTCACCATTTTTGACGCCATAAAACATCTTGGCGAATGTCGGTATCCCGATTGTTTCTGTATCTAGTCCAAAACAAGTCATGGAAAAAGAAGACCTCTAATTAAACCGGTATAAAATATTTTACACACGAATCGCGATCACCGAGGTAAGAATCCAGATAAAAAATGTAAAACGTTGCAGCATGGATATGATAGCACGTCTCTCCTCGAATGTGAGGGCTTCTTTGGATGTCGTTTGATCGCGAAGTACAAATGGCAAAGGTAGAACGAGAAGTTGTGCTGCACAATGAACAGTGCAACGCACAAATGCTTTCTTGACGTCCATATTCACATAGTAAAACATAGAATGAAAGAAAATGTCATTGGGATTCGCATTCACCAAGACCACCCACATAATGAACAATGATAAGTATAATACAAAGTAGAGTAAGAAGGCATTTTCAAACGTATTGATCATTCGACTATGAATTCCCCATTCAATCAAGAAAAGCGTGATGCCTCGCAAGGCAAAGGTCATGGCAATGAAAATGACACGGTCCGTGTTGGTAACGCTCATGTTGTCCGGGGAAAATATAGGGTCAGTTTCAACCTTTTGGAAAATGCGCCTCTTATCATCGACCGCGGTCTTGTTTGCTAAATCATTGTTGATTCCCTGATAATAACTATCGCCGCCACCACCTGCTTTAAGACCGCGAATCTGATTGATAATTGTACTCTTGGACTTGTTGATATCATCTACTTGTTGTGAATGTGCTTTTGTGAGGGAAATGGCTTCATTCACGACATCTAGTTTATTGTTATAGAGAGCATTCAGAAAGTGCGTGTAGAAAACTTTCTTTTGGTTGAAATCAGGCAACTTTGGAATGATACTATCAACCATGCTTCCTAAGCCACCTGAAGGCTCAGTGCCTTTGGTATCCACGGATGCATTGATATCTTGAAATTTGACCTTCATATTGCTATTTCCCATTAGAGGTGCCTTAACACATTACAAGATATTTTTATCACAGCATTGCTTGATAGAGCCATCCAACCCATGTGAGAATAAACGCCGTCATGATGACAGAGAGTGTCATGAATGTAACCGTTTTATGTCTGTATTGTGGATCCTTGAATGCGATGTGGTAGAGCGAATACAGAACAATGAGTAAAATCAATATCGAGTATCCGACAACCCATTTCGAATAACTGGTGGCTGCATCTCCAATGCTATTGTTATCGCGCATGTCAAACATCAAAAGCCTCAGATCATCTATCGTCTTCTTGTTGGAGGCTTTTGCGTTCAAATATTTCAATTCATTGCCCTTGTTATGCATCAAGTACGATGCAAATGTGCGCATGTTTTTGCTTGTAATGTTGGGGTCACTCTCGTGCTTGCGAAAGTAGTTTGATGAGAGCTCGCCTTTGACGTCTAGTTTTTCGATGAGAGTTTGTAAGCTCGCCATATATTTGTCGTATTGAACAAGTACGTCGTTATTGAGGGCGTAACTTTTCCAAACAATAATGCTAATAAACCCAATGGCAAGAACTAAAGTTATCAATGACTGTATCATCTGTGGTGTGATCTCGTGAATATTATCACTTATGACATAAGTGCCATCGGGATCTTCACTGTTGGGTGTATAAAGGGGCACCAAAACGTATGCTAAAAAGCACACGAACGCAAACTGAACAAAAAACACCTTGGTATTGCTCTTTAGAGCGTTGAAAGTGTGATCCGATGGCAAGGGAGTGCTAACATAAAAATCGTCGGAGGGAAAGGGGTTACCATGAAGGGCCTCAAATGATCCCCGAGAGTACATCATGTATAAAATGCATGCTGTTATGTATGCATAGGCCGTTTTCTTACGACTGTTGTGAAATAGAATATTTGAGACAAGGATGGCCAAGCAAACAAACGAAAACGTAAATAAATAGTTCATGTATTTTGCGCTTTCATCGAACTGACTCATTTGCTCCCTTAAGCTTTCATAGAGTTGAAAGACTCCTGTCTCATTTTCCATAAACTCTTTACCGCACTCATTTTGCACAATTTTACCGACGTTATATGCTATATGTAGTTGCCGTGCGATGATCATGTGCTTGAACCACACAATTGCGAGCAGCACCACGACCACAACCAGAGCTACATTGGCTACTATTGAGTAACTAGCCATCTCTAAAAAATAAAGATATTAAATAATATGATTTCAAGCTTGATATCTTGGATGGATGACAAATATGTAGATCAAAAGAACAATGGGTATGTACGATACTGCAATGTTCTTTAAGACACGGTCTTTAATTGGGCGGTATGCATCGGCGAATGCAAGATCCTCAAGTTCATGGGCATTTATACCAAACTCTTTTAGATCAAGTTGCAGCTTTTCGAGTTTCAAGTATGACATGAACTCGTAATAGTCTTGTCGTGTAAGAATTTCATCTAGTTTAATTTGTGCTTCGGCCGGTCCTATATATTCTTCGGTTGATGCCATGATTCGTGCTAATAGTAGTCTTTTGAGACGCACGGACATAATGTATGGGCATTTCGAGCTAGGAATCGGACTTGTACAGGTAATGCGGTCCTTCAAGCGGCTTGCCAAGTCCTTGTAGTATGTGACAATGCGTTGAGTATCCGCTCTTAATGTCAAGTCGTCTTTTCCGCGTACTGCACGACCATCTCGCGATATGCCATTCAAGCTGCATGCAAATGCATTGCACGTATTACTCTCGGGCCCTTTGAATGAGAATGTACTGAACAAGTTCGTGAGTGAAAAGTTAAATCGCGATTTCAAGATGTAGAGATCGAGTGCCATGAACAGAATTGCAATTGAGAATATGATGGTGAAATCCATGTTCCATATAATCTTTCCTTGTGATACGAAAACAATGGTCATAATCATCACAAGTCCGACAAAGAGCCAAGTTATATTAAGTGCCGACTCCCATAACGAGAAATCATGTAAATTGTAGTATTTATAGATTTGGTAGCGCCGCGTCTCCATTTCCATCGGGGATGACCCGCCCTCCACACACTCGGCCTCGATGGATTTGGAAAGCTCGAGCTGCTTTAAGTTTTCGAATAAGAATACCATGTAGAGAACATGAAATACGATAAAGATCGACAAAAGAACGCGGAAGAAGATTTTGCCGTACCTATTTTGATCAGACAACATCTTTTGAATGTCCGAGTCCATCTCACCTTACTCTCATGAAAGAAAGATTTACTTATCGCCCCCTCTTATTGACCGGATGAACCGAACAATTGCATCAATCGCTTGTTGTATCTCTTGGCCATAAAGTATGAAGAGTATGAAGACAGAGATGAGGAATAGAGAAGATGCTCCAATTGTGCGCTGAGTGAGATAGGAGCTGAACTTGGGTATAATGAGATCCACCTCACTTTTCATGGTGGTCTTTGCAACATTCAATGTTTTCATTTTATTAATCACTGTGGTCTCGATTGCATTTGAATCTAATGTTGCTCGGTATGCAATGTCCAAATCATAAAATGCATTTCGAATCATCTTCGAACATCCGATGCGAATATAGTTGGCGTATTGGAAATTTGCTGTGGTCGAAGTTCCGACGAGCTTCTTGCGTAGCTCCGAATTATCAAAGTCGGCAACCGTATCCTTGAAGTACTTGTAAATGCTATAGTGTGTGATAGCAATGGAAACATCGTTGGAGTTTGACATGCTCGAAACAACCTTTTTAAATTCGGCTTCATTGTCACTTGCAATGGTATTAAGAAGCTGAGTGTTGGTTGTTGTGCATGATGCGATTGTCGAATTTAAATTATTTACTTTGGTCTTTGTTTTATCAAGGTAAGGCCGGATACTGTTCTCGAAATAATCGATGTATATGAACTTGATGTATGCCCATATCAAAACACCTGTAACAACAGTCATGACAAGAGGTTTGTACAATCGTGTAAGGCCTGCTGGTTTGGTTGGCTTGGTACTGCTACCGGATCCACTCACAGTGTTATCAATGTTGAGAAATGTGAGGAGAACGACCAAAATTAGGAGCATCAGCATGGAGTATCCCGCGACTTGCAAGATTATTTTTCCTATCCCAATGTCTTTGTAGATATTGTAGGGCTCATTTGAGCTATTTGCATCCGTGTAAGTAAGTACTTTGTTTTCCACACTATCTTGGATCAGCACAATTTCACCTTTTTCCAATTTATTAAATTGACTTACTCTTGAACTACTAAATGACATGACATCCTTGATGGCGATTGGAGCGACTAGAAGTGTCAATGTTATCATAACGATGGCAAAGATCATGATGATTGCTGTGAAAATTGTACTCAATTCATTGGTTGGCTCACTTTCGGCGCTTGGCGATGACGGTGTTTGTGGAGGGGCCATTGGGATGGGTGCCGGCGCGGAAGCACCTTTCGTAGCTTCGGGAGCTCGCGCACCTTCGGGAGCTGGCGCACCTTCGGGAGCTGGCGCACCTTCGGGAGCTGGCGCGCCTTCAGGCCCATCGGGGCTTGCATTGTCAGCCGAACGTTTTGCTAAAATTTCGTCGCGTTTTGCAGACACTTTATCTTTTATGGCTGACACTCTATTAGCCAAGCCTTTGAACATCCTTCACGGAAACTCTAATATACATTGAGAATAAACAAAAAGGAGAAAATCAACAAGCGTTTGTGATCTTGTAATCGATTACCATGATAACTGGAAGTACAAGAAATCCTGCAAATAAAATAGTGATCATCGACTTGAAATATGAGAGTGCGACGATGGATCCTAGGCACGACCCCTTAGAGTTCAGGTCATTTACCTTTTCTTCCATGGTTGATATGAGGTTCCGTTTGTGTGTTGTCAAGAACGATTTGGAATCAGCAGGTGCGATAGAGAACAAATTTTGTATGATATTATCGGATTGATTATTCACATAAGACCCTGTTCGATTCATGTAATCCGAGAAGCCACTTCCAAGAGGCTTGATTGCGTTTAGCTTTTCAAAGCTTTGAAGGGCTTCTGATAGTAATACATCTTTATAAGCATTCCCGTAGTAAAGATATAGATTATAGAGAAAAGTTGCTTTAGTAAAACTTTCGATGTTATTTATACCAAGTAGTTTCTTCTTGATAACATCATCATTTTTCGGTGTCTTAAGTTCAGTTAAGAATTCACACGCCTCATTGAAACACATGTGGTCTTTGACATATTTGTTGAACTCATTAAGACGAGTAATAAATGGGGTTAGCTTCAAATGGTAATAAGCGGTTGTAAAAGCTGTCAATAAGAATGCCAATAATGAGTAGATAAATAGTCGGATCAGGACTTTTAGAATAACCGAGACATCGATGTCAGCGATAACTTCAATATTCAAACTTTTTAATTTTAATAAAAGGACGATCGACCCAGCGCTGCAAACTGCGGCTCCAAATGTGGTTGCAACAAGGATTAGGATTGGATACTTTGATTCCAAAGAAGAGGTCGAAATGACCCCTTGATACTCAATGTCATCTTTATAAGGTAATACCCTTGGAGTATCTTGAGACTCATTTGCATCAACTGCAATCGATGCCGCTGCATTTAGTGAGTACTTTACAAAGATCACAATTGCCAAGATAAAGCTTGCAATCAGCAAGATCGCACCCAAAAACCCAAACACACCCAGTGCAATTATATTCCGTAATGGTATGTTTTCATTTTTGCTGAACAATTTGCCGAACAATGTGGATATAGTTGTTCGAAATTCGAACGTTGATGCTTTAAATTTTGTTAGTCGTGGGAATGAAGGATCACATAATGCTTTGGAGTTTGACTGACCTTGGCCGTCTGCGCCGCTGGCACCACTTGCGCCACTAGCACCACTTGCGCCACTAGCCCCACTGGCACCACTGGCGCCGCTTGTGCCATTTGCAGTAGCATTTGCTTTCCTATGGATTGCATTTGCAATTATGGCATATGGAACTTTTGTGTTCATATTCCTCTATCATAATCCGAGATAAAATGAATTTAAAATCACTAACTGAGTGCCTTGATAATCCACATGGAAAGCAATACAATGATTGGGTAACTCAAACGCACAAGGAACTCTTGGGATGAGCTGAGTAAGGATGCGTTGATGTATTTTAGCAGATAGAAGTTGCCCACGCGGTCGATTGACATGGCAAGGAGAACAACGAGCGACAAGATCACTAGTTTGATAACGTCCCATTTCTTGTTTGCTAGTTTGTCCCAAAAGGATTCATGGAAGGCACTGTTGGCGACCGTGGGTTCTGTGGCGTACATTTGAGCAGGGGGATTGTAAGCAACATTCGGCGGCATAGCGTGTGATGTCGCACCGGGGGCCGTTTGGGGAGCCGAGGGGGTTGGATCCGCTGCCATTTGCATGGACGGAGGGGGAAGCTGCACATTATTGGACATGGGATCCAATAGTGGGGAGCCATATGCACTTGAAAGATCGGTGCCGTCGAACATATCTATTTTAGAAGCATATTTTTTTACGACCCTCCATGTAGAGAATGACAACGGTCATTGATCGTCAGATAAAAAAGATCGAATCAATTGTCGATGAAAATACTCGGGTGATGGAAGTTCAGAATTTTAAAAAATACCGCCCCCTTTTCGAGTTAGCATATGAATTCCTGAAAACGAAGAATGTCCTACTGTACGGAGGCACAGCCATCAATGAGCTTCTGCCTGCAAAACTACGTTTCTATTCAAAAGAAATGTTGAGTGACATTGATCTTTATTCGTACAATGCTGAGAAGGTCGCCGAGCAATTACACAATGCATTCAAGAAAAAAGGACATCTCTCAACATTCAAAATGGGGCTTCATGAGAACACATGGAAAGTGATGGTGGATGGTGTCCAAGTTGCGGATATAACCTCAATATCAAAACAAGCATACATGCAATTGGCTAAAAATGGCGTGATGACGGCTTATGGTGTAAGAACAGTGAATCCGGAATATTTGCGCCTCTCCATGCACATCATTTTATCCCAACCGAATGATGCGCGCCTTTGGAGTAAAACGCTATGGCGTTTGATTGCATTTTATAAAGCATTTCCGCCAAAAGTGAAGGAATGTAAGGGCAAGCCGACAAATGATATCCCGAAAAATCTTATGATGTACATTAAGGCCTTTATTTTCGCCAACAAGTACATCATTTTGGGAATGCATCAAAATGTTTTGGTACATGACCTATATGATGGCGCAACGGGAATGATTAACATAATTGTAGAACAAGAGCCGCTTGATGTGGCAATTGTGATTGCAAACGACTGGATGGATATTCAGATACAAGGTCCATATGAAGACGAGAATGTAGGGCAACATGTTATCCTCGAATCCAATGGAAAACCGTTCATGTGCATTTTCCGAGCCACTTCGTGTCTAAGCTACGTTGAGCACGGACCTAAAAAGTATAGATTGGCGTCCATTCACACTTTGTTGCGCATGTACATTGGCATGATGGTAAGCGGCATGAAACATTTCGATCACTCATCTCTTGAATGTGTTGCTAATGTCTTAGCTAAAGAAGTAGTTGATTCTATAGACATCGGTCGGCACGTGAAAAAGGCATTTGCACTCGAATGCTATGGTCAATATGATGGCTTATACACAATGCGACGAAAGCAGTTCATGAGAAAAATCAATGTACCTATAAATTAATATATATTTGGTGTAGAGATGACGCACGTATGGTATCCCCAGGAGGAAGATTATTTACGAGCGCTTTCAAACGTATGTCAAGAACTATCTCAAAAATTTAAAATCTACCACGAACTATATTTACGGCGTCAATTTAAGTTTAGAATTCCCTCTATTGTTATATCTTCGATTACGGGTCTCGCGTCTTTTGGCACAAGTAACTTTCCAGAAAGCTATCACAACTCTGTTAGTATTGCAGTGGGTGCGAGTTCCATCTTTATTGCTATCCTGAATAGCATAGAGAGTTACATGAAAATAGGTGAGATTATCAGCGGGACTCTCCAATCCTCCATTAACTTTCAAAAGCTCAAAGAGCACATTGATATCGAGCTAGCGCTGCCCGTTGAAGATCGTGCCTCTCAAGGAATCATCTTTGTGCGTGAGTGCCATGGAATATATGAAAAGAATTGGGATTTGTCTCCGCATATCCTAAAACGCGTACGCTTCATCAAGCAATCCACTCACATAGAGCCAATGGGTATCACACCAACAATGCAATGCGAATCGCCGAAAGATGCCGTATTTATTGAGATGTCTTCATCAGGGGCCAAGCCGCGTATTGTGAATCTCGACAAGAGCTATGAAGGTGTGTGAAAATAATAGATTTTTGTAGATCAATTAATTAGACACGATGACATGGTTTTCGTAGGATTGGTTATTACGAGTTTTGGATTTTTCATTCCTGCATATATCGCTTTCATACGCCGGCGAAAAAAAGATGCCTTTCGAGCTGGATTGTTGGCGGTGTCTAGCATCGCTTATCATGGAACCGTGCATCCTGTGGCACACGCAATTGATGCATGTATTGCACATGGTTGTGGGGTTATTTACTTTAAGGAAACCTTGGATCGCATTGTCATTCACAAGTACTTTGGAGATATTGTGGGGTTGGCAGGGATAACCAGTGCGGGATTTATATACTTATTCAAAAGTAAATTCAATCCACACCCAAGCAACTCATATTGGCACTTGGGACTCCATATACTGGCCCAAGCCACATGGTGCTTTCATATTTTGGTGTAATGCTTTATGTACTCTGGTTTGTACATCATGTAAGTTGCAGATTCGTCTCCATAACTTTGTAATATATTGGGCGAACACGGAAGGACTATCGCATGGACATGTTTTTCAGCAGAATTATGGACAGCCACAAAAGAACATGGCAAACTAGGAATGTGCTTGCAAAGCATATTAAACATCGTATGCGCCAAACCCAATCGCCGATGGCTGCTGAGCACTGCTATATCATGGATAAAGAGGCACTCCACTTTGGAATGCGGCGTTAGACATGAATGTAGGTGTGGTGGATATGCCAATGTATGCCATGCATGCGCTACAAGGTAGCCAATTATTTTTTCATTTGAGGAGTCATCAATCTCGACCGCCACATAGCTCCATCCATGTATGATTATGCTTTCAAATACTGAGCATGACTCGCACATGCCAAGATGGTAACATGTCTTTTGAACTTCAAGTATCCCATCTATATCGCTAGAGGTTGCAGCTCGAAATCTAACTTGCATATATTATTTGAAGAAAGGTTTATCTACGATAACCGGGAATCGAACCCGGGTCCCTTGCTTGGAAGGCAAGTATCCTAACCGCTGGACGATTATCGCGTATGTTAGTGATTCATATTATTTTTAAATCAATTTGACACGAACAAAATGTTCGTTTTAGTTGTTTTTAGTTATTTTAGCTGCCAAATATAAACTCCATCTCTGTACCGTCGTGATAAACTTGCTCAAGGGAACAAACGTACGTCGGCATTGTCTGATTACGTTTGTAGAATTCGAGGACAGACGATACGATGTAGTCCATAGTGATTACACCATTAAGAAATATGCGACGCTCTTCGCCGTCAAACCATTTCACCCAAAACTCATCGAAGGTTCCGATCTCGATATCTTGCAGCTCTTCTAGAGATTTTGCCTGCCCATAAAGTGTAATATCCGAAGAAAGCCTTTCGCCGTCATATAGATTCCAATTCATCCTTGCGTTAGTACGTGTAAAGCGGTGTTCGTTACTACTACGAAGCACTTCACTTTTTCGAAAAGATTGTTATAAGTGACACAAAATGCATTTAGTGTTCCAGACGGGACTTGAACCCGTGACATTGGGCTCATAAGACCCACGCTCTGACCAACTGAGCTACAAGAACACTTAATGATAGAAAAATGAATATAGGTGGTTATGCTTCTAGAGGGGCTCGAACCCACGACCTACAGCTTAGAAGGCTGTCGCTCTATCCAACTGAGCTATAGAGGCATATTATGCAGTGCCTTTCTTTTTATATGGTTTTAGGGCTCCTTACCACGAACACTTAGGTCATTAACGTAATTCCTAGCTCTTGAAGTTTTGCCTTGAATTGAAAAACCTTGTCTTCAATACTGACATTTATTGATCCCGTTGTTGACCAAAACTTGATTCCTGTTGCCACAAGCTTTGGATGCTTATCAATAACAAACTTACCACCACGTTTTACACTTCCATGTAAAAAATAACAATGCTTAGGTAACATTGATGCTTCCATTCCACAATCTTTTGGCAAAGAGTTATCTCGTACTTGTTTGACATGAACTTCAATTTTGTTTTCTTTCGATAAGTCTTCCAAAGTTTTAAGTTTTTCTTTCAGCAAGTCAAACTTTTGCATGGTGCTTTTATTTCTTGCTTGAGTCGTACTCCATTGTCGCAAACCTTGCTTAACAAGGAATGGATGTCTATCAATAACAAAGCAATCCCCCCTTGTATCTGTAGCATTTGAGTAGTAACAATTACAAGGAATATCATTATATGATACACCACAACCAACGGGAAGCATATTTATCCTTGTTTGTTTTTTCTCACAATTCGCATTAACATCTAAAGTTGTTTTTTGATCAAAATTCATTGCATTATACACTTGTTTTTCAAAATCACTTAATTTTGTGAGATCTTCTTGCAAAGTTACTTGGTCATTCGTGTCAATTATATTAAAATTTATGATATCATTTGAAAAATGTGTTTTTTTGATAATCTCATTATATAATTGAATAGATTGCTTGGAGCTCTCATTAAAATTGAAAGGAGCATATGTATTTTTAAATTCACTATGTTTATCGATAAGGTATCGCATGTATTTTTTAGCTTCTTGAATTTTATATTCTATAGATAAATCCTTCCTTGATGTTGTTTTCCATGCAATATTTAAGTGTTTTATTTTAATTTCAATACGGTCTCCGTCCCTGTCACTATGTTTTTTTATGTAATGAAAGTTACGCGGAAGACATAGTAACTTGGATTTTAATTTTTTTCGATTCATGTTTTGTTGAAAGGTATTTGCAAACCGGAGGTTTGCTATTCTATTATCTTTAGAAACACGATTGATGTGATCAATTGACACTGAATCACTTGCATGTTGGGTAAAAATTATATTTGTTTTTGCGGCAACATTTACAATCAATGAATGTAAGGTATATCCTGTACTTGAACGAGCATATCTATTGCTCCATGTGAATTTATGTTTTTTTAGTTCTTCTGAAAAAATATCATCACTTATACATAAATGTGTATTTTCATCTTTATCATACATACCAATTACAATGTAATCTTTACCTTCAAAATCTACAAAGCAATAGTTATTAATATTCATTTTAATATGAATGTTATAGAAAACAAATCTTTAAGCCATGTAATGTTGGGTTTGGGTGGTTTGGATCGAATAAACAAATTTAAATTTCGATTATTCTCTAATTCGAATATGCTAATCCTCCCATGCCGCTCATGACGCGTAGGACGTTGTAGGATAGGGCGAAAACTTTGAGTTTGGCGGCAGTTGCAACGCTGGTTTGGACGTTTAGGACGGCGGCATCAATGCGCGACATGTTTAGGGTGCCGCTGGGTTGGTGGCTCTCCGGTTGTAGGGCGAAAGAGTACACATTAATACCCTTGCTGGTCGGCACGTTCTCGTGGTGTTGGAAAGGCTGCACCATGTTGAAGTAAGAGCCCTCGCGTTCGGCAAATCTGTCGTGGCCGTTGAGTTGTAGTTTGGCGGCTAGGACAACGTTGACACCTTCTTCAATATCACTTCCAACGGCAACGTTAGATCTGTCAGTGAAGTTGAAGTATTGTTGTTTGCCACCAGCTACGGTGTTCATGGCATCTAGTTGAGAGACCCACACTAGTTCCTTGACGGGGTGGTTGAAGTTTAGCTTGACCTTGTTGTTGGCACCAGTCACCGACTCATCGCCAGTGAATTGTAGCTGTTCGATTAGGTATTCGTGGCTGAGCTGGGCGAAACGACGACGTTCGTCAGTGTCTAGGAAGATGTAATCGACCCATAGCGAACATTTTTCAAGAGAGCCAGTGGGCACCACAGTCGTACGGACTAGGTGAGCTTTATCGCGGAACTCCATGTTGACCTTCACCTCGTGGTATTGAAGGGCAATTAGGGGTAGGGCTAGTCCGGGGTTGCGGCAGAACCAGAACTCAAGGGGAACGTATAGAGTGGTGGCTTCGCTCTCCTCGGGTAGGGAGCGGCCAACCATGTTGTTGTAACCAGTGCGCTTGCCGGCGGGTAGAGATAGATCGTTCCAGATGTACATCCACTCCGAGTAGTGCTTGTCAATGCGTTGGCCACCAATCTCGATCTCAACGTTCTTGATTAGGGCTAGACCAATGTATTGGGTCCATTGGGCGGTAGCCGGGCAAGCCGGTACGGTGACCTGTAGGTACATGCGGTGGATTAGATCACCGTTGCGGGAGATCTGGCAGGTCACACGCTTGCCGAAGTCGGCCGAACCGTTGAAGGTCTGCTCGATGGACTCCATCGAGAAGTTAGTGTGGCGGCGGTAGACCACCTTGAAGAAGGTAATTTGAGGGTTACCGGTTAGGTAAACATCTTGTGCGCCATAAGCAACTAGTTGTAGAAGTCCGCCACCCATATTGTTTGATAACTTATATGGAGAAAAAAATTTCACCGGCAAATTGTGCAAACTTTTGAATTTAAACGCAACCATTTAAGAACAAACATTTGACCGACATTTAGATGTTTAAAGAGAAAAGTTCCAAAAAACGGTTGCCGCTCACCGAGTCCTGCAAAGAGCTCACATTAGATGCAAGGCATCAACGAACATTGGACGAGATATCGGATAAACGCAAGCTTGTTCATAAGCTCCGGCAAAAGCACGACGCGAGCCAGCAAGCGTTGAACCTGGTGAATTTAACAATCGACGGCATGAAGGCCAATCAAGTAGATCTTGATGACACTGAGTACAACCTTGCATGGACCAACCATTTATACTACAAAGACCAGCTGCGGACATTAGAGCGCGAAATATCCCGTCTTGAATCATGCGAGGACGAGATCTCCTATTTTGAAAACACGGCTGCCGTGCTTTTCTCTTACTATGACCTTCTTAAGAATCAAGATACCGCAGAGACGACGGTGGCACACATCACAGCCATCGAAAAGCCGACAAAGGGCCGAAAGAAGCATTTGCCCATCCACACACGAAGCATTTTAGAGGCTCTCAATATCACACAGCCTGCGAGTGAAATGAAAGCAAATCCACCCCTTGATGCCGCAATAGACAAACGAGCTCTTGTTGAGAGGTACATGGTTATAACGGATCCGACATTTGTCAAGATGGATAAGAACGATCATTCATTGGGTTCGTGTTCTAAATGTAACATCCCATTGCTTTGCATGATGCAAGACGGCATCATGGTATGTGCCGGATGCGGGTACCAAGAACTTATGCTGGTTGAACAAAACAAACCAATTTACCGACAACCCACTAAGGAGGCCTCCCACTTTTCGTATAAGCGCATCAATCACTTTAATGAGTGGCTCTCGCAAATTCAAGGCAAAGAAAGCACCGACATACCGGAGGAGATCTTTGAGAAGATTGTAGGGGAAATTAAAAAGGAAAAGATCCACGACTCCTCCAAGCTAACTTACTCTAAAATGCGAGAGATTTTGAAGAAGCTAAAGATCAATAAGTATTACGAACACATTCATTACATAATAAGCCGCATTAATGGCATGCCAACGCCCAATTTTGCACCGGAACTAGAAGACAAATTGAGAACGATGTTCAAAGAGATTCAAGGTCCGTTCTTGAAGCATTGTCCGAAAGATCGCAAAAATTTCTTATCGTACAGCTATGTGCTTTATAAGTTCTTCCAATTGCTCGAGAGGGATGAATATCTGAAACACTTTCCACTCTTAAAAAGCCGCGAAAAGCTACACTTACAAGACCAGATATGGCGTAACATATGCGATGAACTTAACTGGCAATTTGTTGAATCGATTTGACATAACAATCATAAAAATAACAGGCGACGCTTCGCTTAGCTTAGCTAACTAAGCTCAAACACCGAAGCCAACTAGGTTGAAGCCAAGACCTAGACCGGCACCTTGGCGTACCGAGCCACCGATGCTGGGTGCAAGCACGTCAAGAATGGCGAACATGCAAGCGGCAACAAGGGCGATGATGAGGGCCTCTTGCCATTTTAGCGGGTTAGTGGGAAGAATGGTGGCCACGATGCCCACGGCGGCACCTTCCATAATGTACTTCATTAGGCGAGTGGTGATTTCTTGAAAGTCGAATGTGTAATCCATTTTACTTAACCAAGAGAAATTTATTTAAGAGATCGTCAGTACATAAATTAAATAAATGTCGTCCTCTCTTGTTCCCACTAAAGAAGTTGATTACCTTGACGAAGATAAATCGCTAAAGGGGCAAAACTATGTGTGCCTGTCCTTTATTTCGCCCGAGCAAGTCATTAAAAATAAGGATGTTTATGCCATGAACAAATTCCTCGGCCAATTTTCGGGCCAAGTCGCTGAGCTATTCGAAAATCTAAAAACACGCTTTCCGGAATCGAAAGATATCATTGATGGCATTGCAGAAAACCACAAGTTCGTTTTCAACGGAGCCGAGCTTGAAGAGCAATATAAGTTCTACCGCTCTATGCACGACGCCGACATTGACCGTGAGTTCTCGGCAGAAAACGACTTCCAAACGTGTGTGCGCGGCATCAAGGTACGTGGTGTCTTTGACACTCTCAAAGAGGCACAAGTGCGTGCTGAAGTTCTCAAGCGCATGGGCGATAAATTCGACATCTTTATTGGTCAAGTTGGTTGCTGGTGCCCGTGGTCTCCGAGCCCCGAAGCGCTTGATGACCAAGAGTATGCCGACACGGCTCTGAATACACTCATGAAGAAGTACAAAGAGAACATGAACCTGCGTGACGAGCAGTATGAACAACGCAAGCAAGATAAAATGCAAAAGGCCATGAACTCTGCAAAAGACGCATGGATGGCCAACAAAGAGGACGCTGGTGCGAGCGATGCGGCCGGCGAGGATGTCACTCCTCCCGAAGGCGAAGCTTCGGCATGATTTTGTGGTTCAGCCTCACAAAATGATATATCATAAATATGATAGAGATGAAAGCAATTGCTGTGTTTCTCTTGTTCGTAGGATCCATTCTAATCGTACAAGGGTATTATAGCAAATCGTCAAAGGGCGCATGCCCCACTCCCGAAGTTGAGATTAAATACTTACCATTATCGGTTTATGAAGAGCAACTATCGGATGAAAATAAAGTTAGCAAACAGTTCAAGAGCCTCTTCGAAGACATTTCAACTTGGCCAACGGTAAGAAATTGACGAGCCGCCCTTATTTTTATGCCATTCTACAAGTAAGTAATGACAACGGAACCCGAACATCGTCGGGACACAGCCTATTATGCTTTTTTCAAAACACTTACTGACCATGTCGTAGATGATGTACATACTACCTTTGCTAAAGTGCAGTCAGCATATGATGAGGTTGTTGCAAAAAGCACATTGAATCAACAACACGACCAAGCATTAAATCTTCAGTACTTCAAGGATCACGAAAATAAACGCATAAAGCATCAATCAAACTTTGATCAAGCCAATTATGAGTATAAGGCGACTTACGAAAAAATGCTTTTGGAACCCATGGGGCCGCATCGTCACGAGAAGGTCAATGACTATCTTTCGGCCTTTGATCAGGTATTGGATGCATCTAAAGTTCAAAGTGGTGTTTTTACAAAATACACCATACTCAAAAAAGATAATATCATAGATGAATAGATGACACCAAGACGATTTGAGTTTCAATGGCTCTGGTTTGTAATATCATTTAGCTTTGGCATACTTTATGTCTATCTGGTACATCCAACAATGCCTATAGTAATCAAGTATCCCACCCCCATCAATGCAGGCAAAGTCATCTATAAGGATACCTCGAATAAGTGCTATACGTATGCCGCAAAGCATGTTTCATGCCCAATGCACCCCATCGAGCAAAATATTGTGCCTGTATAAGGTAGAATGTCGCGTATGCGTGTCGCGGTCGATTACCTCCTGTATGACAAGAAGGGGCAAGTAGTCGTATCAATAATTCTAGGATTGGGATTCAGCCTCATGTTTCAAAGGGTATGCAAGGACCGTACCAAATGCATTGTTCTTTATGCTCCTCCGATCCACGAGGTTCAAAACGCAGTCTATAAAATTGACGATGAATGCTATAAATACACAACCAAAGAAGCCAAATGCACGCCTTCTGCGATTCCACCGCACCCCTAAGTGGTAGTTGGTACG